TGTACTTGGAGTTGTAATGCAGAACCTTCTTCTTCTAATTGAAGTTCTAAGATTTGAGGAATTAAATAAATAACTCTGTTGTTTCCATTTACTGCAATTAGAATACGTCCGTTAGTATCAACGAGTGCCCACGAAGTTACGTTGTCCATTAGATTAGCAAATTGGAATGGTACGGCTTCTATTTCCCAACGTTGAGAAGGTTGCTTGTATGGATAGTCTCTTAGCTTAGAATAGTTATCTCCGTCTATCGTATCTTCATTACCTTCGAATAAAACGCTCTCAGATGCCCATATTTCAATTTTTCCTGTCCCCTTAGTACTTACTAGCCCAGACATCTCAAAATAGCGTCTACGGACAAATATGGACGAATTACCGTATATAGCAAAATGGAATGTCTCAGAAAGTATCTCACGGTTATCTTTGTATCGGATATTTTCAGTAAGTCTTAAATAGGGTTCTATATAATTAGGGTTATCTTCGTCATAAAACTGAATAGGTACGTTATCAGGATATTCCGATATTGTTTTTAAACGTTCATCATTAAACTGACTTGAAGCTGGAAAGTTTCTTGTGCCTGAGGGCAGGTTCATACTATCGTACTCAAACATTTCTAAATCAAAAGAGTACATTTCTCCACGTTCGTCTACATATGGGACAAGTCTTTGTTCTATCTGTAGCATAGAAGCATTTCTCGGAGCTTTAATACCTACATTAAAGTTATCTTCCATTTCGAATGCTAATAATATGCCGTTAGATATAATCTGGGTACTAAAATCCACAAAGTAGTATTTGCCTGAAAAAGATATTGACCCAGCCTGACCTCTAAAGTAAGGTTTAAATACAATACTTTTAATTTCTTCGCTGTCTACACTTGGATTAGTTTCTCTGCCATTCGGAGTTATTTTTCCACCGATAGTTAAATCTTCAATAGTAACTTGACCGGCAGCTTGAGCATCTTCGAAAAACCCATACTTAAACTCATAGCGAGTATAGTGATGTGATAACCCAGCATCGGATATATCAGCAATTTGTGTATAACGTCTTCGGCTGTTTATCCCAGTAAATAAATCCTTATTCGTAAAGTTCTTATTAAACAAACCGCCGAACTCAATATGATTTTGGAAGAACGAATAAGTTGCTTCTGCTAAGACATAGTCTCCGTCTATAGTATCTCCTATTTTAGGTAAGCTAGAATAAGTTTCGTATAACCCAGTAGCTTCTAGCATTTCGTTACCATAGCGTTCAATATCTAGCTGTTGCATATTCGCAAAGGCACTAATATCTACAAAACTGCTTTGCTGATTTGTAATTAGCACACTATCGTTTCGTGGTTTTTCTTTTTTAAATGTTCTAAACTTACTATCTTCTATTGTTTGAAAATGCACTTTAAATGCTACATACCGCCATACGTCATTACCGATAAGCGTCCCAGTTGAATTACCTATTGTATATCCTAATGCACCGTCAGATGCGTTAATTAAAATATTCGTTAATGCCTTAGGAGTTTCTAGTATAGGCACCCAAGAGCTTTCAATATATGACAACCCTTGAATAACGTCTCCACCTTGAGTGTAGTAAAGCCTATTACGTTTTAGATTACCTGTTACTACTCCTGTAGAGTTTGAGGCATTTGCTAAATCGTATAAGGGTTTACCAACGACATATTCGGTAATGTCAAAATTATAAATTGTATCAGCGTTCGAGGTATAAGCGACTTCTACTTTGTCAATACCATACACAGGTTTACCAACGATTAGGTTTAAATCGTTATCTTGTACGATAGCTCCACTTAAACTTCTTGGTGTAATCCAAGGTGTTGATGAGTTTACATAGTTCGGTACTGCATTTTTTAATTCGGTTTCAATATCCGAAGCATAATCTTGTGCGCTTCTCCGTACAACGATATCGGTAATGGTATCTTCATCTACAGGGTTTCTCTTCTCGTCAATTCTAAGAAAAGATATTGTATTTTGATTAGACATTGTTACGACACAGTTATATACGCTTAGTAAATCATTTAAGACTTCGAACAGAGTAGGTCTATTCCATTGGAACTCAGGACAAATCCTATTATCGTTTAACAATTCGTTAAGCTCTTGCGATAAAAAGAACCTTTGTCTAAACGGGTCTTCGCTTGGTAAGCCGTACCAGTATGTGTAAATATAGCGTCTTACCATTTCTTTTACTGTAAGAGGGTTGCCAACTAAAGGCTGTGTAATAAGCCTATTAGGTAATACAATACGCTGCAGTTTAATCGTTGGAGAGATAAGTTCAATTTCATAATTATAAACACGAGGCTCTGAGTATTTTGATAGCGTACTCTGATAGTGAGCTACGTTCATATGCTTAATTTCGCCTGTTTCTAAAAACTCTATTTCTACAGGGTCTAGCGGTTCTATATCTAAGATTTGAGTGTGAGGTATAATGACTTTACCAGTATCTAAGGCTTCACTTTTCTTTGCAGTTAAATAAGTGCCGTGGCGGTAGTTGTATTCAGTTCCGTTAATTCTTATTTTAATCAATAGAATACCTACTCGCTCTAAGCGACAATTCTCCAGCACGTTGAACAGCTAAAGCATTTTCTCTATCAGCTACTCTTTGTTGTACAACGCTTTGTGCGATGTTTAATGCGTGCCGTGTTGCTACTGCAATTACTCCTACAGGTCCGCCTTTTACTATCATTAAAATGTCTGCGCCTATACCGATAGCGGTATTGATTTGACGTTCGATTTGATAGTTACCAGTTAGAGTGCCGTAATGCTTTATACCTTGCATCATTGCCTGACGACCAGCGTTAATAATTGCTGTATTAACGGCGTTTTGAGTTACCGAAGGTTTACCCTGTTCGGTGCTGGGAGAGACTTCTGCCTCATTAGACATTTCGGTTGGCATTGTACCTTCTCCGCCTTGTTGTTTGCGAATTATAATTTCTATATTGCCACTAGCCATTACGACACCTCCTTACTTAATAAATGATACTGTCATTATAGGTAATGCTTGATTTTCACTATTTATGTTCGTACTATCTAGTTTCATAGTATAAGTTTCTTCGATATCATTCTCGGTATAAACAAGAACTATATCAAACTCTGTGTCAATGTCAAGTTGTCCTATTAAAATCTTTCTTATTTTATCGGTTAAAGGGCTTGCCTTATGTATTAAGTTCATACTAAGCTTTAGCATACCGAATTTAATAAAAGTTCCATTTAAGAATTGATTACTGCGTCTTTGATTATCTGGCTGACCAACGTAAGTCAGTAATCTTGTAGTTGTAAAATAACTTACTCCGTCTATAAACACTTCTTTTATATCGGATATATTTTCCGATACAATTAAAGTCCCAGATACTACAAACTGGCTCATATAGTTTGCACCGGCATCTTGGAATGATGCCAGCACAATAGGAGTAGAATAGATTTGTTTTACATATACGAAGTTGTCAATAAAACTTGTATTGCTATTTTGTTTTGTAAATGTGTCTAGTAATGCCTTTGTTGATACTACATCATCAGTATACACAGATAGCTGAATAGGGATAATAGTACTATCTTGAAAATGATTACCAGTTAAATATTTAATTACAACTGCGATACCCTCACCATTATAATCAAAGTTTAATTCATCTGTAACGACAATGTCAGGACCAAGTAAGCTTTGTAAATAATTCCTATAATTCATACTTTACAGTCCCTCCTATAACTTCTGCAGTTTGTCGTATTGTTCTCTCTATCCATTGATAGTTTCTAGCTTCTTTAGGGGTCCTTTGTGGGTTATAGTTTACAGCCATAGCATAGTCATAAAACCCAGCACTAGTAATACTAGGACCAGATATTACCACAGACCAATAATCTCCATTATCAGTTACCGTTATGTTATTGACCATATTGCGAGTATCTTTAGGTGCTTTTGCTAAAAGCTCAGTAAAGAGTAAGTACCAAAATCTTTCGTCTTCCATTATCTTCTTAGCCTTATTGTTGTTTGTATAGATGGAGAATTGCTAAACCATTTCTGGTCGTCATTATCTTCTCTATCAATACCTGTTACTAAAAACAAATTACCGTCATATAAAACATAGTCATTAACATCTAAGTCATCAATAATATCTTCAGTTTTAATAGAACCGGTATATTGTCTTTGCATAACATTGCCAGCAGATATAGGAGTACTGCTAAAGGGACCGTTATCTACACAATAGAAAACGCCTTGCACCTTAGCATCTGATACTAATTTCATTTTGTCAATGTAATCTTTTTTATAGTACTTCACTCTATTGCTTTTACCGACACGACTAGTGCGAGTGTCTATAGCCACGGATTTCTCCTGGGGACACGAGGTAAGGTAGTATTAGCCATACCGCCAGCCTTAAAGGCTTTAAAAGCATCAGGTGATAAAACCTTTATATCGCTACCTGTGTTAATAGAGATTTCTCCGTGCCGTCTCACATAATCAATTTGATGCAATACACCTTTTTTAAAATACTCTTCGTCAATTTCGTCCACAAAGTAATTGTGTTCTAAATAATCTAAACACCAGTTTTCAATTCTAGTTAGAAAAATATCTACTGCTTTAGAAGGGTTGTCAGAGTTCGACTTTCTAAGCTCAATATCTAAATCAATACCAGAAAAATCAAAGTAATCTTGCTTAGTAATGTATTCTGCCATAAGCTGTCCTCCTTTAATAAAAAGGGTAAGGGCTTTGACACCCTCACCCTAACAGGTTTAATTAAAATGTATCTACTAGACGAACGATATGTTCTGGTCTTAATTTTGCGATACCATAAATCATATCGAATGAGATAGTATCTTTTTTAAGGTCTTGGTCGTATCCGTAAACTACACGAACACTAATACCTTCGCCTGATGCTACTGCAGCTCTCGCAGCACCCATTGGTAAGTCAAGTGGTCTTGTAACCCAAGCGATAGCGTCTCTATGGAATGCAATAGAACTTGCTCCACGGATAATAGCTACCTCAACAGGGGTTGTTACACCTGCAGGGAATGCTGGGCTTACTTCAATACTACCGATAGTTCCAGCACTTGCAGTTCCGTCTTCGGTAAACACATATTTTCTACCTAAGTATACAAAGCCGTCTCCATCTTTAACGGTACCAGTAGCAGGGCTAACATTAGTAAGTTTGACTTCGCCCTCAGTAGCTGGACTTTCTACTTTGAAGGTTCCTACCGCAGTACCAGAAGTCGCAGCGGCACTTTGAGGAACGTTTTGGTCCATATAAGTATTCATAGTATAGATACGCCCGAGTAAAGCATCACGGAGTGTATCATTGGTACCTGCATAATTTACTAAACTTAAGTTATTAGTAAGAGCATAACGATACTTATGTTCTGGGGATAAAACTAAATGACGGTCAGTCATTAAAGCTTTTTGATTATCTAAAGTTTTAGCGACTAATGCGATATCTGCTAAATTAGTTGGAGTTGCAGTAGTAACGTCTACTTTATTTCCTGCTACTCCGAATGCAAAGTTTGCCAAGTCTTCATCAATTTGTTGAGCGATAGCTACCATAGCTGGTTCGATAACTTGTTTTGAAAAATCACGAAGTTCTAAAGTTTGTTCTTTTGAGCCTAAAGCTACCGAGACATCTTTGAAGCGGTCCATTTTTACAGGAACGCTTTCTTCCTCAATGTCTTGACGGTCAATGGAACCTGCAAAGTCTTTAGCAGTAAGTGTCGCAGGTTTACGAACAGTAATAGTATCTCCTACTTTTACAAATTCGCTTGAGTAATCAGCGTGAACTAAATCAGCCATTACAAGGGTATTTCTTAAAATAGCTAACGCTTCTTTAGCGATTATGCTAGGGGTTAATAAAATGTTTGACATTTATAATTCTCCTTATAGGTTATAGTTTGTTTTGAGAACGCCACTTAAGATATTCTTCAGTAGACATACTCTCAATATCTGGAGCTGAGCCGCCACTTAATCCTAAACTGCTATTTACCGACTGGTAATTTTCTCGCATCATTTTAGGGTGTTTTTCTAAAAAGGCTTTAGCGTTCTTTTCAAAGTTCTCGCCTTTTTCAACGTTCGTAAAAACAAACTCAATGAAATCAGGGTCTACTCCGAGATTATTTAAAATAGAAGTGGCCTCTACTCTTTCCTTCTCGGACTTTAGGGTTAGATTTTCTTTTAGCAACTCGTCATAAGATTTTGCTTTTTTAACATAATCATCAAGTTGGCTTTCATCTTCAAGCCCTAACTTTTTAATAAAACGCTGCCTCTCTTTAGCAAGTCTAGTTACTACAATTTCATCTAGCTCTTGCTGAGTAAAGGTTTTAGGTTCTGAGGGTGTGGTTTCTTCTTGTACTTCTACTTCCTCGGTTTCTTTTTCAACCTCCGGTTCGGTTGCCACATCTTCAGTAGTATCTTTTGTTTCTTCTTCTTTTACTTCTTCCTCAACTTGCTCAGTAGATTTTACATCAATTTCAAGTTCAGGTTTTTCTGTGGATGGATTTTCCACATTTACTTCTTTATTAACATCCATAAATATTACGTTCCTCCATATAGAGTATTTTTAGCCCTTGTATAAGTCACAAGTAAACTTTTAATTCATTATAAGGCATATAGCCTACATAGTCAATTATATATAAAAATAGGTATTTAATAAAGTGACTAAGTTTTTACGTTGTATCTAGCACCTAAGTCATTTACTAAAACTTTACGAGTTTCTCTGCGATAATCACGCTCAAGTACTGGATTACTTTTAACTAAATCTCTTTGTTTAGCTTGCCACTTAGTTATAAGTGCTTGGTCTTTTTGTATTTGAGACTTTAATTCAGGTGTTTTCTTTTTGTTATATAGGCGTTCATTGTATTCTTTTCTCGCCTTATAATGTCGTATAGCTCTTTCATTTCTTCTTTGTTCTTGAGTAGCCTTATAATTCTTAGGCCGATAAGAACCGGTTTTCAGTTTTAAATCATTAAGTAATTTATCAGGGGTAATATCAAGTGCTTGGTCAATACTTAAAGCATTGAAGGTATGTCTGCAGTTAGGCCGAGTAGTTAGGAAGGGGTCTCCGTTTCGAACTTCTTGTATAGATAATAAGTTCTTATTACGGATGAATTTAGATATTTTTTTCTTAATATCATCTTTAATAGGGAAGGAATTATATCGGTCGTCATAATAGATACGACCTTGGTATTCTTTGTGGTCGTCTGCACAGTCTGCGAAAGAGTTTACTATGTAGAATACTACACCAGTTTCTCTTCCTAATTCAATTTGTCTCTCACTAATCTCACTTTGCACAGTAGTACGGACGTTCATTTCCATATATTCTTTATATCCGATTTTGCGTCCGTCCTTCGTTGCCACAGACATACCTTCTTGAATGCCTTGCTGAGTTTGATTAAAAATTGCACGAGAAAGGGGGCGTGTTTTTTCTAATCTCAATACTTTTCTAACTCGGCTGCGATGTAGTAAGAGTGCGTTTTGAACCAACGTTGCAGTTTTATTGTCAATTCGCTCTATCAGTTTATTAGGATTAAAGTCTCCTAACTGAGCTGATTTAATTACAGTATTCCTTAAAAGCAACCTTATACGTTTACTATCTGCAAGTAATGATTTTTTAAGTTTACGAGTAGACTTAAATTGATATTTTTTCCATTCTTGAGGGTTTTCTATATCGCCCTCGTATAAAGTTTCTGCGACCTTAGTCAATACACTTTGTTCAGCGGTTTCTAATACCTCACGCATTACTTCGGTAATAGCATCAGTCTGCTGGTGTATTTTCTTCATTCTCTTCTTCCTCGTCTACTACTTCTTCGGAGGTTTCTTCTTCTTGTAAGGCACCTGTCTCATCTCCTTCATATAATGGACTCATATCTAACATACCGCTTGGGGCTTTGACGAATTCAAGAATATACTCAATAATTTCGTCTTTATTAGATGCGTAAGGGTACACAATATCAACAAATTGCTCAGGGGTCATAGTCCCAGCCAATAAGGCTTCTTGATAACGATTTATTAAATCGTCATTAAATAGTTCTACCATAGTACGTTTTGCAGTATCTTCATCTTCTGCATACCATTTCATACGGTATTCCCACTTAGCCATAATACCAGCTTGGACATCTAAGCGGTCTCGTTCCATTTCAGCATTACGGTCTTCTATAATGCTATCATCAAACTTAATATTAATCTCATCATCAGAGACATTAATACGAGGGTTGCTAGTAAAAGTGTTGTTTACAAAGATTACCGATTTGGTAAGTCTTATAAGCACATCTTCTAATAGGATTTCGTGCTTTTTAATGTTTCTAAATAATGTTGAGTTCTCGGATACTACTTGAGTAGCTGTAGCTATTGAGCCTCCGTCAAACTTAAGATAGTTTTCTCCGAAACCCACACCTGAAGATAGGTAGTCTAATTCAGCATTAATACCCTCAATAAAGGCTTGAAATCTTAAGTCGCCATCGTGGTGACTAATAATCGGTTTGCCGTCATCATTTTCAGGCAGTTGATAGAATAGGCTATCAAAGGGGTCAAATACCTTTATCCTTTGGCCGTTTTCCTTGTCTACTCTCCAAGCATCGCTTGATACAAAAGTCCGCTTACGGCCTAGTGTATACTCCCAGTCAAAAGCATCGTATTTATTGTCAATAGCTTTTAAGGTATCAATTCTATTTGCGAATATAGATACCCCAAGTTCTTCATCGGTTATATCAGTAATAAAATTACTTGAGATATTAGGCCGTAAAATAAAGAACCATTTCATATCCGATTTTGTTGCAAATACGTAATTTTTTACAATTTCATCTTTTTCATCTAGCACATAATTATGAATAATATAGTTTCCATTTTTATCACGAACGTGCAATACGATATGGGTACTATCACTATTTACTGATACAAAAGCACATTCTTGAATTTCTTTATCTTCGATTGTAATAGGATATATTTTAGTTTCATTAATAAAATCTATTTTTACTTTAGCTTTTGATTTATTTAATTGTCCGGTTCTTTCACCTACCGCTAAATGATTAACATTTACAGTAAGGGCTCCTATACCTAATGCAAATGACTGCTCTACAGCTTGATTTGCCTTTAACCAAAAATTAGCTTCTTGTAAAACATTATCTAATTTTTCTTTTTCATTGTCTGGAATAATAATATCGCAACGTTCGTTCATTAAAAGATTAGCCCAAGTCTCACATATAAACTTTGGCATTTGTAAAGATTTGCGTTCTAAATCTAGGTGTGTAGTACCGTTGTATATACGATAGTTATGAAACCCCCATACATTACCACGATACCAAGATAGCCAGTCCTTAGGACGGATAGATTTCTTTGGTAATTGTTTTTCAATACCAGTAACCCTCCTAATTAGCTCATAAACATCAGCCATTAAATCCTCCTTCTATTCCACATCAATTAACATTTTAGAAAATTCTTCAATAGAGTACTCAAAGGCATCTAAAGTATCAATGTCTGTAGAGCCGTCATCTAGACGGTTATCGGTTTTTTTATCATTCCATACCGCCGTATTTAATGCATCTATTACTGTGGCGTTATGACTTAATATTTTAATTCGTTCAAGTCCAAATAATTTGTTCGTCAATTCTATACGAGATAGAACTGATGTTTTAAGTGCAGGTTTGATGTTAGTTCGCAGTCCGTGTTTTATAGATGCGTTTTTTAATCCACGCATTAAGATAGGTTCTGCATTATCACACCTACTATTAAAGGCGATACCATATATATTATACACTTTATTTGCAAAAGCTACGAAAAGGTTATCCATTTCATTCGGTGTAAGTTCTTGAGAATGACGTTCAGCTTCTAGTATATATACCTCTTTCATTCCTCGGCTAAATCCAGTAGCTACGAAGGTTGTAGCTGATTTATTGCCTCCAAAGTCTACACCGACATTTATCATAATTAAGTCTTTAGGAGCCTCGTCAATGACATATTTTTCATTATCATCGGCGAATTTGCGATATATAATACCCTCGGCTTTAACCCAACGGCCTAATATATATCGGTCATAGAATACGCCAGTATACATAGACTTGTATCGGTTTATTACCGCCTCACTTAAACTGGGGTTATCTTCCATTGTAAAGTGTAAATACAATGCGTTTCTATCTTCCGAGTTTAAAATCCAGTCCCTGTAAAACCAATGATTAGGACTTTCTGGGTTACAGGAAAACCAGAACTTAGACCCGTCTATAGAACATCTAGCGAGTACTTGATTTACAAAACTCTCAGGCATTAAAGCTACCTCATCTAGGAAAGCCCCTGCAGCGGTAATACCCTGAACGGTTTGAAATGAACTTTCATCTTTACCACCAAATATATAGAAGTAGTTTATGGTTTTACCACGTCCTACTATTAGCATATTGCTTGATGAAGCCCAACGCAGATTAAACTCGGAATTCATATATTCAACCGAGAATAAAGGGCGAATGATATTTCGTACTGCTGATGATACTGTTTGAGAGGCTATAATAAAGTTTTTATTTTTAAAGTTATTCATAGCCCACAATATATAAGCGATACTAATTACAGAAGACTTACCACTCCTTACCGAACCGTCACAAATTACAGCGTCGTAAGGTGTATAACCAAAAGCCAAAACTTCTTGTTGCTTTTGACTAAAAGGCATTACTCACTATCTTTCTTATCAAACTGTTCTTTAATTGACTTAGTAAGTGGGTCTTCGTCTTCTTCTTTATAAACATTTGTAAGCAATATATCTTTTTGATTTAGATATTGTTTACCAAGCCATATCGCCATAGTTGGATTTGTTTCGGACATTTTAAATTGATTTCTTCGTAATGATATTAGACCCTTAGAACGCTTTTCTTCAAACACTTCTGAGAACGTCATTTTATATTCACGCTTGCACCAGCGTTCTACTGTATCGTGTGAACAGTCGAAAAACCCTGCTATTTCTTGAGCAGTGCATTGCATCTGGCATAGCTTTTCAAAGTGTTCTTTATCTATATCGATACGAGGTCTTCCGACCTTTTTCTCTGCCATATTGACCTCCTTAATACTTGATTATATATTTAGCCTTCGTATAATCCTCATTACGAGCCATTAATTCTAGGAAATCATCTTTAGAGAAATCCGATAGTCTAAATACTTCTTCAACTGACATACCTAATTGCTTAGATATTTCATTGATATTCTTACCTTGTTCGAATAGCTTTTTTACAATTTCTTTCATAGGACCTAATAGGTGAGTACCTCTAGCTCTATTGTGGGTAATAGTCCCATACATATTTTTAGCTTCATCTTCGTGTTCTACAATTACGACTGGGACCTTCCCCTCTAAAATATCCACAAGGGGCTTTTGCCCTGATACCGTCCACCTATGGAAGCCGTCAATAATTGTAAAATCTGGCCGTACTACAATAGGCATTGTCCAGCCGTTTGTAAGGATAGACTGAACTAGTAATTCCATATTCTTTTCATTTACCACGTTAGGGTTGTAATCATTTGCCTTTAATTTATTGCGGTCTACAATTTGAACATTCGTGATAGGGTTTAGTATTTTATTCATTCTTAGTCATCTTTTCCTTTTTTGTATTTTTAATATATTGAGACCTTATAGATGTCTGCAGGCCTCTATAGGTTCTTCCTTTAGGGTCCCCAGCGACAAGAGCCTGATATACTTTTTGGAAGTCACCATTTGTCATTATAGAACCCTCTTTTAATATCAAATGTCTATACCGCTTTGAATTTTCAATTTTAGCCTTAGTAGGAAAGTTCTTTTCAATATTATTATATAAGTCAAAGACCTTTTTTTTATAATCCGTTTCCTTTTCTATATTCTCAGCCCTCTTACCAGCCTTTTTACTAG